AATGGAGGCATGCAAGGTTTTGATACGACAGTGGGCACCGTCTCTACCGACAAGCAAGGACACAAACACCATCATCGCTATCTTAGCGCGATGGCCACCCGCACCGAAGCCGTGGCACGGTGGCTTTGGGTACAGGGACATGGAGACATGTACGGACGCGACCTTAAGCCCCAATATGCCCGACCGGAAGGTGACGAACACGGCCGGTGGAAGGCGCCCCCTGTGGATTGGCTCGCCACCCGCACCGAATCCATGGGAAGGTGGCTCACCGGTCCGCCGTTCTCTATCTATCAAGGTTCAGCCTACGACCTCGCGCCACCTACCGATGCGCGGGAGTGGGTGGTTTTCATAGACCCGCCTTACGTTGGTACAAGCGGCTATAAATCGAATCTGCCGCGTGAGCAGGTCATAGAGATAGCGAAGCGATGGAGCCGGGCGGGCGCGCTCGTCTGCATCTCCGAGGCGGTGCCGATTCAGATCGCGGGATGGTACCACCTGCGGATCGACCACGCGCGGCGAGGGCAGAAGCGGACCTTCGGCGCTACAGAGGAGTGGCTCACGATGAACCGCCCGCCGGTCGCGGTGCCGGGAGAGCAAGCGCGGTTGTGGTGATTGGTCCTGGTGGATTCGGGATGTATAATAAATCTTGCGAAAGATGTTGACGTCAGGAAGGGGAGGACATATAGTTATTTCACCAGGGCGGACAACAACCAACCGCCTGGTAGGAGTCAAAATGTTTACCTTCCAGGCTACTTCCTCCGCCCACGTCAATGCCCCCGACTCTGCTTTCAGCACCATCAGCCGCCACCGCACTAAGCTTGGCGCCGCCCGCGCCTACGATGCGGCCCGCAAGGCGATGGTGAAGCGCTGCGGCGGCTCCGCGTGGGATCGCAACTTCCGGGTGCTTGACGCCGACGGCCGTGAGCTTGACCTCTTTGACCTCGCGGCGATGGTCGCGAAGTAGCCCCCACCCAACCCCGCCCGGCCCGTACCTCGCGAGAGGACGGGCCTAAGCCGTCAGGAGCCCTCATGCGCTACTCTATCCGCCCCCTTGGGGGCACCCAATGGACCACCACCAAGACCCTCGCCGCCGCACGGCGAGAGGTCAAAGCAGCCGCCCGCGTTGGGCTGGTTTGCGTCATCATAAATACCAAGACCAACGAGGTGATCAAGTGAAACCAAGATTCAAGCTGACCCGCGCCGAGTTTGGCGCCTACCTTGCGGGCGGGCTCGATCCCGACCGCGAGCATGAGATTGACGTGGCTTATTTGAGCAGTGGTCTGACCAAAGCTCAAGAGTCCCGCATCAATGACCTCCCAACCGGCCACCCCATCGCGCGTCGGACCTCGGCACTTCTCGAGCGCTCCGGCATTGACGCCGAGATCGAGGCGTTCCGGGCTGAGTGGTGGGCGTGGAGCGCGCCTGTGATGGGAGGTGCGCCATGACCCGCAACCGTGGCGGGCGCCCGCGCTCCGACACCGCCCGCGAGGTTGAGCATTACCCGGCGAAAGAGGCCGCCGCGATCGTGCGGTGGATGCTCGCGACCTACCCGACCGACGAAGAGCGCGACATCGCCGGGCTTGCCCGATTCCTCGGGATGAGCCGGTCGAACCTGAGCGCCATCCTCTCAGGCAAGCGGCCGCGCGCGACCGCCGCGACGGCAGCGCAGCGATGGGCGGACCTCGGGCTGCCGGCGTATCGGGTCGTGCTGCGGTTCGAGGAGGGCGGGGTAGGGGTGGAGGTAGAGGGACTTTGATGCGCTCTTTCTGCGGTGTCTCAAATATCTTGCGAAAGATGTTGCAGACGTGGCGGGGATAGAATAATCTTTATTCATCAGAACGGAGCAACAATGAACGTCAAGCAAGCCATCGAAGCCCACCGCATCAGTCTCCAGGCCCGCGCTGTGTGGCGCAATCAGCTCACCGCCGGTGATACGGTCGGTATCACCGACACCGATGGGCGGTGGGTCATCGAGCGCATCGAAGGCGATACGGTCGAGGCGCAGAAGGTCAACCCCGCCACCGGCAAGCCTTGGCAGGCATCGCGCCGGTTCAGCCGGATGCGCTGCTACCCGGTGTAGCCCGCACCTGAGTCGCTCGGCCCGTACCTCGCAAGAGGACGGGCCTTTAGAGGTAGGAGCGGCGATGATGCCGCCCACGAACAGGAGAAAACCATGAGCACCAACGTCAACCTCGTGACCATCACCACCCGCAAGGCCCGCAAGAGCGACGCCACCACCTGCGACCGCGTCGCCACCATCAAGCCCAAGGGGCGCGAGACTTGGCGGGTCTGCTACAACAGCAGCCTCGGCCTGGACTTGGGCGGGGTCAAAGCGCTCTACCCGGAAGCGGAGATCCGATTCGCGGAGTGAATAGCCCGGCCCGTACCTCGCAAGAGGACGGGCCTTTGAAGTCAGGGACCGCTGGCCCTCTCCGGCGGCGCGGATCTGCTCCCGGCGTAATGGGGGCGGCGTAGGGTCCACGAGACGGACAAGGATCATGCCCACGCTCAAAAAAACCTCCCTGCCGTCTGAATTGCTGGGGGCAACTCCGTGCCCTTGCCCTCGCCGGCTTTCGCCGGAGTGCGCGAAAGCCGATGACGCCCGGACTGCTGCCCGACAAAAGGTCTTCCAATGGCCTGAAACCGCTGCGGTTATCGCCTCGCGGCGGGCGTTTGAGGACGCCCGCAACGCAACCATCAACCTTCCAGGTGGTACTCATCCGGGAGGGGTGTTCCGTCCCCACCTGCAAGATCTGTACAGTGCTGTAGAATCCGCCTTGCGCGCGATGAATGCGCGCAAAAATGATCCCGAGTGGGCGGAAGTCCTCAAATCAGAAGCCACGGTCATTGCGACCGTAAGGATGGATATGGCTGCTACCTTTGGTCCAACTTTCCGATGGAAAGATTGGGACGATTGGGTACAGGCAGGGGGTTCGGACTTAGAGGGAGTCCCCGTCACAAAGAGCAGGAACCCCTCACACATCGTGGTGCGCGGGGAGCGCACGCCGCTCCGCAATATCAAAGAGCTGGCCACCGCCCTTGCTGAGCATTGGCAGCTCCCAAGTCGTAAGGTGACCGACCCCTTCCCGCGTGGCGGGTCGGTTACTGCGTGGACGGAAGAGTCCCAGCCTGACGGCGGGGATTTCAACTACATCGTGACCATCAGCAGCGGGTGGCGCCAATGAACTCCACCCGTTGGATCTACCCCATCCCCTCCGCGCCCCCGCGCGACCCGTCGTGGGTATGCTACGGCCCCGACCGCGACCGTCCCGCGTGGGGTGGCTACGAGCCCCGCCGCGCCGACGAGGCACCCTACCATCCCTCGCTCGCGGCCGAGCGCGCCTTGTCAGATTGGGGGCGCGACCCGGAGCAGGCCCAATGGTGGGCCGACAGCTCCGACACCCGGCTCTTACGGGGCGCCGATGGCTGGCGTGTCGAGGCCCCCGCCGACAGGCCCTCAATGCGTGTCGTGTGCATCCTCCGCGACGCTGCCCATGAGGGCGCGGACCATGACGCCATCGCGGGCGCGTTGCCCGAAGAGCGCGCCTACGCGGCGACCTACCGCCGCCACTGTCGCCGCGATGGGCGCCCACACCCTGACCTTGCCGCATGGTCGGCAGGGTGGCGCGGGGAGGTCTGCCCCCCACACCCGGAGATCCCGCCCCACTACGAAGGTGGCCCTAAGGGCGAAATCACACCCGAAATGGCCCAAGTGTGGGCGTGGTCGTGGGCGTGCGGCGCCGCCGTAAAGCAGGGGACTCCGCAGCCGGAGCGCCCATAGCCACCACCCGCCGGACCGGGCTGCAAGGAAGCCCCGGCGGGCATCACAAGGGAGCCGGTCCCTCTTTCCCAAGCCGGCAGAGGTCAGTATGTCCATGAACCCCAAGCTCGCGCGGCGGCGCCGTGACGAGCGCTTTATCAAGAACTGCGGGCGTATTGCCCGCGCGATTTGGGGCGGCGAGCTTCCGCCCATCGGCCGCGTCAGCGCTGCCGACTACTCCCGGTGGCAGCACGCCGCCGGGTATAGCAACCTCGCGACGACTTATGGTGTGTCTTCCCGCGCCGAGCGCGCGGGCATTCGTGCGCGCCATCCACAGGTACTCCAAGCCGGCAGGGAGTGACTCCGCGCCCGCGTTGGGGTAGGATGGGTCATGCCACAGGACCAAGCCACCGACCCCAATATCTCCCCCCAAGTGCGTTGGTGGCTTGGGGTGCAAGCCCGCTACCGCGCAAGAGGAATACAGGTAGAAGCGCGGGATATCGTTGTCGCCGTTCGTGCGGCGCGTGCGCGCTCGGATGCGACCGCACTATCCGCACTTGCTGAGCAGATAGACCGCCTCGCAGTCAGGGCTCAACTCGTCGCCACGACCGCAAGCGCAGCCACGCAAGCACCGCCGCCGCGCGTGATTCATGGGGCGGTGGTGGGCTTGGTCGTTGGCCTGACGGTCGGGCTCGTCATTGGATATGGGCTACGAACGCCTTGAAGTCGTCGAAACAGCCCGCCATGGCGGACCGGTCACGCAGGTTGGTTTGCCACCATGCCCCGAACGCGCCATAGCCGAGCGTGTCGAACGACGACACATCGTCCTGTTCTGCCGCTTGGACCATGGAGGCCCACGTCTGAAGCGAGGTACAGACCGGGCTGAGGGTGTCGATACTTGCGCTTCCCCTGTGCAGGTGAAAGCGGAAGTCAACGAACTGCCCACCCGAATAATGCACACGGAACGTGTTATTATCGCAGTTGTCACCCATGGCGCACCTCGCGACGACGCGCGCAGAACAGCTCCGCGTCGTCGGCTACTCGGTCGCCATCCTCTTCGTCGGGCTCGTCGGTCGGGTCGGGCGGGAAGGTCGGCACGGTCAGGGCCGCCTGTTGGAAAGGCGAGGGCTTAGGGCGCTGTTGGTTCAGCAACAGCAGGGGCGGGATTAGGTTGACCATGAATAGCTCCGATGGCTGAGATAGCTTGGGGAATACCGGGAAATATGGCGCCTGACAGCGCAAGGGCAAGCAGGGCAAAGCCGAGGGCAAGCAAGGTCTGAGCAGGCGTAGAGAGCCCACGCACCGCCCCAAGTACCGACGACAGGCGCCCGGCTTCGAGCGCGGCGACACGTGCGGTGAGCGCGGCATGGTCGGCGCGGATCTGCTCAACCTCGTCTCCGGCCTTCTTCGCGGCGCGCTTGGCGTCGGCGGAAGCCCGGCCGGAGCGCGCGACAAGCTCGGCAAGGCGCTCCAAATCGTCAGGGGGCGGGGTGGTAGGGGGCATCAGACCGCCGCCCTCAGCCCGTCCGGCCCACGGATCGCGGACTCGGCCGAGGCCCACGCGATCAGCCCATCGGCAAGCACCGCGCCGATCCGGTCGAGGCCGTCAAGCGTCCACAGCGCGGCGTGGGCGGGAGAGTCGATGAACCCGGGCTCAAAGATGACGCCACAGATGCCGGGAATCGGGTAGGTATCGCGGATGCAGACATGGCCGCGCGTCCACCATGACCAGTCCTCTGTGCCGTCGGGCTTTCGGGTCGGCTTGCGCCCGGCTTGGCGCGCGCGCTCCACGTCAGCGTAGAGCGGGTCGGTGCGCGTCTTGGTGATCTCGGGCAGGATGGCGATGCCCTTGGTGGACCGGAACGCGCCCATCAGCAAGTTTACCGCCTCGTTCCCGCGCTTTGACTCCGCGAGCGCACGAGCAAGCGCATAGGTGCCGCCGCCTGCGTTGACGTGGCATTGGACATATATCCCGCGTGTAACGCCGCGTTCTTTGGCATACTTGGCGATGCGCTCGCACCTGTCGCCGTATTTGCCACCGTCGATCCATTCGACCATGATTCCGGCTGCTTGAAGCAGGCGCATCGCGCGGTGGCCGTAGACGGAGGCGAGGTCGTATTCTACAAGGTCGCGGTTGGTGGGGTGTGTGGCGCCCGGATCGAAGACGCCGGCCCGTGTGGAGCTGTCACCATGTCCGGGACCGAGGTAGACGCAGATCATGGGGCCTCCAATGCCGCAAGGATAGCACCGCACACCCCCGACGTCACGCAGTCCGCGCTCAGGAGATACCGGTGCGTCAGGTCGGCGCGTGGGATCGTCAGCCCCTCGGCCCAAACCGCAGCCGACCAGCTTGTAGGGTCGGTCCACCCGACGCCGCCCATGATCGTGGGATCGGCTTGGCTTGTCAGGATCGTAGCGGGGTGCTCTGCCTGAAGCTCGACTGCGTAGAGGCTCGTCAGCACCGAGCCCCACAGCGTCAGCGCGCCGGTGATCTGGGCCTCGGCCGCGTAGCCGACAGGCACGTAGCAGCCGTCGGCGACCAGCGCCGCGCCCGGCCAGAGGTCGGCACCGGCGTAGACACCGAAGCACCCGGCCGAGCTGCCCGCCAGTACCACCCGGTCACCAGCGGGGATCGCGAGGTCGGCAGCGATGGCCTCAAGCTGCCGACGCCCCTGGAAATACCACGCGCCCGCAGAGGTCGCGGCCGGTGCGTCGAGGTCGCCGCTGTAGAGGTCGCTGGAGCAGTAGTGCGCCACCACCACGTTGACGCCGCTCAGGTCGAGGCTGAACAAACCGGTCGAGACCGGCAGCGGCAGCGTCGCGCCGTCGGCGTAGGGCGGTGTTGTGCCAGGGGCGCGGTCGCGGCAGAAGGCGCGCTGATCGTCGCAGTGCCCCCCGCCGGGGAGGTAGATCAGCCACCGATCCGAGCCCGGCGACTCGGCGAGGTAGTAGGCCGCTGGTGTGCCGTCGTTGCACAGTGCGCCGAGCTTGAGTAGGGTTGCGATTATGGCCATGTGATAAACACGTCCAATCGCGTGATGTTGCCGCTTGATGCGAGGTTTGGCGCACAGTACAGGCAGCCGTTGGCGTCGGTGCGGAACAGGATGCCACTGTCCAACTTGGCGCCTGACACAACCGGCGCTTTGTTGTAAGTCGTGGCTGAACCTGCTTTGTCAATCTCTGTGGTCGTGTCGGCGGTTGTGTCGTTGTTGTAAAACGCAACCTGATTATTGACCGAAGAGGTCATGTCATACCGACGCATCACGAGAGTCTTGCTTGCGGGCAGGCCCGAGAGCTTGATCCAGCCGGATGTGGTCTCCGCGTAGACAGCATCAAGGGTGAAGCTGTACGTGACCCGCAGGTTGGACAAGTCCATCTGTTCGGTTGCAGTCAGGGTTTTGGTTACGGTGATAGCCACTTAGATTCTCCCATCCCGCACAGGAGAGCGCGGGAAAAGCTTGATTCGGCAGGTCGGCGGATCGGTCGATAGCCCGACCTGTGAGACGTAGCCGTACCGACTCGTCAGCCCGTAGTCCGGGTCGGTGAGCCGCACGATTTGACCCGCGCGCAGCTCGGGACAGGCGCCGGGGTCATAGTAATAGTCGAGGTACGAGGCAGGTAACGCCCGCCGGTTGGCGATAGAGACGAGCGCCCGCCGCGCTGTCGCGTCGTCCCATGTGCAGGACCAATTCAGCGTTGGTGCGACCGACACCCCATACACCTCTTTAGACCAGAAGCAAAGGGCGTTATTTGTGTCGTCTACCGTGACAGTCTTCATGTACCGCTGATAGAAGTGGTCATAGAAGTAGTTGAGGATAAACCGATTATACGGCGTTGTCCCCTCTATCTTCAGCCCGCCGACAGTCCCAAGCAGGTGCGTCGGCGCGGTCAGATCCACCTCGGGACGGAGGTTATCCAAGTCAATGTAGGCAAACCATAGGCCGTCATTGGACTGCATTTTGACGAGCGGGAGATAAGGAAGCAAGCGCTCTTCGATGATATCAAGTGCGTTCGTCTCCTCATCGACGTAGACACCACCGCGCCACCCGCGCAGCCTATCCAACGCAGGGCGCATCCTGACCCAATCCACCGCCGCGCCGGAGCGGACAAGCAGCCAATGGAGCGCGTCCGCGAGGTCTTGCACAGGGCGATCACCTTCGACGGCGCGAACCCCACCGGCTACAGCGTCGAAGGTGAACGCCAATGCAGATCCGCTAAAGTAGTCGTGCAAACCTACAGTATCCTGAAGCACGCACACCGGTTCTCCCGCGTCGGTCACGGTGTTGACCGGGGTATCGTGCGCCGGAGCGAGCGCGGCCCCATCGCCGTAGACAATGACAACGGTTGTCGTGTCGTGGAAATGGTGACCGGCCAACACAAGCTCATCGGCTGAACCGGAAGAGCCCACCTTGTAGCCGGGGATTCGGTAGCATGGACCGATAATCAGCGGGAACTGCTGACCCTCCAACGAGGTCGGCATAATCCGGGTGTCGTACTCGGCCTCGATGTCGCGTTCAGCATCCCCAACAGAGTCAGAGTTGGCGTTGATCGGGATGGATTCGATGGTAAAGCTAAGCGGCTCGTTCGCCCGCCCAAGCTCCGCAAGCTGCACCCGACCCGTCAGCAGGATCCGCCGCGCGGTGTAGTCCTCGTCGGGCCACCACAACGCCACCTCTGCCGTCGAGGCCGAGAAGAGGTATCCCTGAAGCTCCAAGACCGCCGGGTCAATATGGGGCGGCATCGTCGCCGATACCCGCACCTGTGCCGCCGATCCGATGGCGTCGGTCGCGAGGTAGTCTACCTCCTCGGCGAAGTCCTCGATCTGCGCGCCGCCGAAGTAACTGAGCGGCCCGTCGCCGGTCGCGTAGGGGACAGAGGCCTCCTCGGTCGCCACCCGGACCGTCGTACCCGGCAGCCGGATCGTCACGAGGTAGACGCCGACGCGCCCGCGCTCGATCTGCGCGCGGCGGCTCATACGAACTCCGTCAGCGTGAGCTGCGCAACGCGCGAGAAGTCATCGAAGCCCTCGCCCGTGACATTCTCCAGCCCGAACGCACCATCTATCGTGACGAGCCGGAGCGCTTGGGGTACGCCGGTATCGGGCCAGAAACAGACCGGCTCCCGTCCCACGTCAAGCGCCTGCATGAACGCCGACAACTGCGCGGGGTATCCGTCAAAGTTCCGGTCCATCGGGTCCCATGCGATGCGCCGCGACCACTTCGTGGGGCCGCGCTGCCGGATGGACGTATAACCTGCGTCGGATGCGCTCTTTGACAGCATCGGCACAAGTTCGGTCACGAATTGGCTTGCGTAAGGGACCGTCATCGTGTGGCGCGTGCCGACGTAGAAAGTGCCGGTCTCCCATGCATTTTCCTGGCTATCTGCCTGAATCGATGCGCCCTCGATGACGAGCCGTAGATACTCCGCGCCTGTCGCCACCGGGATAAACGCCGCCATCCGGTCGCCGTACACCTTGACCGCCGCGCCGGTATGCGCGCTTAGGTCCGCCGCGACGAAGATCCGGCCCGCGCTGTTGTCGGTGATCTCATAAGCTTGGGCACCCGCGACGAGCAGATACCACTTGCGCCCCATGACGGACCGATATCCGCCCGGCGCAAAGGGGAACCCGTCTACCTCGATAAAGCCCTTCCCCCCTGCGCTCGCGACACCCGACCACACCACCGCCGACATCGAAGCCGAGCCGGCCGGGGTAGCCCACGAGTCAGAGCTATTCCATTCGACCCGCGCGTTGGGGTAGTTGGTGCCGACCAATGCGAAGGCATCGAAGTAGAACAGGCGCGAGTTTCCGTAGAACACGGCGTTCTGGTTACTATTATCGTCAGCCTTCCACCGTGACGAGGGCCGCGCGTTCGCCCACACCAACGCGGCCCGGTGCTGATACGTCGTTGTCAGGGTGTAGGTATCGCCGGCCGCGCCCACGCCACCATAGGCACCAACGTAGACGTCAGACTTGACGAAGACCGGCTTGGAAAGCGAGATAGCCCGGCCCGTCAGGTCGGTCGGGTTAGTGAACCCGGCCGAAAGCCCGTTGTCATCTTCGTAGATCGCCACAAGCTGAATCGTCCAATCGACCGCGCCTGCATCCGTGCCGCCGAAGCGCACGAAATCACCGGTCGAACCGGCAAGCTCAGCGATGGCTTGGTTGCTGATGATGGGCGTCCAGAACGTGTCACCGGCCGCACGAGCCGACGCTGACGCAAGCCCACCTCCGGCAGACGGATAGTCATGGTGGAACGCGACGAGTAGCTCAAAGTTACTCGTCGTGTCAAGGCTGACAGTCGCAAGTGTCCCGCTATTGTCGAGCGCCCGGATCTGCGTTGTGCTGAACCGGAACTCCACAAACTGCCGGTTTGTCCCGTCATCTATGCTGATGACGAGGATAGAGCGCCGGTCCGCGACCGACCCATCCGACGACACCTTGCCGATAAAGAGCAGATGCCGTGATTCACCGGTAGCAGGCGAGAAAGCAGCGGTATTCGAGGTGTAGTAGCTGTTGACCGCGCCCGTGCCGATGATCCGCGTCCCGTTGATCGTCGTCGAAACGGTCGCGCCCGCGCCTACATCGGTCTTGGTGTACCCAAGGTTATCGGGCAAATCATAGCCGGTCAGGCTGCTTTCCATGAAGGCGTATGACCCGTTGTTATTCCGGGTCAAGCTGTCATATCCGCCGAACCATAGCTCTTGTGTGCTGTCGTCGTCAGCAACGGTCGTCACATCGGTCACGCCCAACAGAACCAAGCTCGACTCAAAGCGCCCAAGCGACAGGCTCTTATAGCCGATATTCGAGGTATTCCCGTCAATCCACACGGTCTGATAGGCCGTCGATGTCCCGCCCACCGCCACAAAGCTCATGCCCCCATCGTGAGACGCCCGCGCGTCAATGGTGCGGCACGGGCTGTGCGTGACACCACAGAAGACATAGATCGACCCGTCATCGTGCGTCACCGCCCCAAAAGCCGGGCTTGCTGCCACCGCGTTGAGCGCCGTGTCGGTGTAGTCGCCGAGCGCGCCGCCCGCAGGCAGGGTGTAGGCGTAGATGCTCCCATCTGCTGAAGTCGAGGCGAAGAGCACAACCCCATCACCGGCCGGTGTGGTCGCGAGCGCATGACCGCGCAGGGCAGAATCAGACCCGGTGCCGCTGAAGGTTTGTCCGCCGTCAAAGCTCCACATCACGTATAGCGTCGCCGAGGTCGCATCCGACGCGCCGGACACGAGGCAGACCGCATCACCCGCCACCTCGGCCGAAAGTGCCGGGCCGCGTGTAGCTCGGGTGTCTTTGCTCCACAGGGACCACGTTGCGCCGTTGTCGGTCGAAGTGTAGGCGTAGACCTTGCTCAAATAGTCAACGTAGGCAATCAGCCGCCCACTCTTGAGAATCACCCAAGCCGGCCGGCGGTTGACCGCTACATCCGAGCTTGCGGCCCGGATATTGACCTCGGTCCATGTCGCCGTGGTCCGGCTTGCCTTGTAGCGAAAGACCGGGGTTTGCGTCCCACCACTGTTGTGCTTCAGTGCGACGTAGCCAATCGACCCGTTGGGGAGCCTGCGGACCGGGCAGACCTGCGGATAGTCGTCGGTCGCGTCAGCCATGGCCGAGGTGCGGCAGTAGGTGACAAAGGGCACGTCCGTATATCCGCGCCATTGGGAGCTTGAATCAGTGGTATTCTTCCACCGCATCGTACACCCGACCAGATCCGACGAAGGCGCAGCCGAGCCCACCGCTACGCCGCCGGTCTGAAGCGCGATGTCGAGGCTCACCGCCGCCGATGGTACGCCGGAGGAGGAGAGTAGCAGGGTTCCGGCGTTGGATGTGGATGCTTCAGCGACCCCGACGGTGAGCCCGTTCTCATCCGAAGCTGAGAGAACTCGGCTTACAGATGCAAGGTGGGTTTGCCGTAAGAAAGCGCCGGGCATATACAATCCTCAGAAGGTCAAGATGCTTTACTATATCCTACTCGCCTGTAATAGCGCTACACCCCAAGATACCGCGCAGCCGATAGAGCGGCGTAGCGAGCCGACTATTTCCTATACCCGAACCGAGGTCATCTGCGAAGGTGGCTACTTCGCATGGACCCCGCCGACGGAGCCCATCGTTTCGCTGTCCATGGTCGCGACTCGGTACGAGCCGACCGGGGAAGCGTCGGTATGGGACCGCACCGAATGGCTGCAAGGTGCGCGGCTCGACCTCCCTTCCTCGCCTATCCTGTGCATGGACGACGAAGAGGCATGGATCGTCGTAGGGGTGTGGTCGGAGTGACGTCACGCCGGAACCGGGCCGCCGCGCATCCCGAGGTCTACGCCGGTCGTCCGGTTCTGCCGGAAGCGCTCTTGCAGCGGACTGTTCCCCTGTAGGTTCGTCCGCACCACCTCTTGCTGCGCAACGCGCCCGACCCGGAGCGTGATGGAGGTTGGCCCGATTCGCCCGGCCTCAAGGGCGTTGACCCCTTGTTCCCCACCGATCGCCCGTGTGGTCGCGCGGCTCAGGGACGCCTCACCACCGAGTCGCACCGTCGGCACCTCGTCAGGCGCGAGCGCCGCACCTGCGTAGGTGACACCGCCCTGGTGCTGTTTTTGGATCATGGCGACTTGCGCCAACCCCTGACCGACGGCCGCGAGCACAAGCGGAATGTTTGCCGGAAAGGGCACGGATGCCGCTGTCGTCGCCGCGCTCGCGTAGGTGGACATGAGCGCTTGGGCGGTTAGTGCCCGCTTCTGTGCCGCCTTATTATCCTCGTTGAACGTCTCGGATAGGTCCGCGAGGGTGCCGAAGACCCCCGCCGCCGCGTTGGCATAGGCAGATTGGAGCTGTATGCGCTCTTGCGCCGCCGCGCGCTCGGCCGCAAGCTCCTGCTCCCGCTGCTCTTGCAGCTTCGTGGCGATGTCCGCCTGAATGGCCGCGACTTGCGTAGCATGGTCCTGCTCTATCGCGGTCAGGGTGTCCTGGTAGGCTTGTCCGGTCAAGAGCGCCTGATCGTAGTAGCTCTCAAGCTCCGCAAGCCGGGCCTGATAGCGTGCGACCTCGGCTTGGTAGGCCGAGTCGTCAAGCGCCGCCATCTCATCCTGGAATGCCTGTGCCGCCTCGAAGCGCTTGAGCAGGTCATCCTGTGCCGCCTTCGACGTCGCATCGGTGCCGCCTGACGTGCCGCCGGTCCCCTCGGCGATCTCCCGCGTGCTGTCCGCCGTCGCCGCGCTGCTCTTCTCCAACGAGGCGAAGTAAGCGGCCATCCTCATCGCGTTGTCGGTGCTATTGGCGCTTTCTATCGCGATCGTTCGCATCTCCTCCGCAGTCCGTCCGGCCGAGCGGGCATGGTCGTCAAGCTCATACGCCATGTCGCCAAGGGCGTCACGTAGCTCGGTGTTGCCAAGTGCCCCCGCCATGGCGGTCATGGTGTCGAGCATGTGCACGCCCATGTTGCTTACGGTCTGGTCTACGGTCGCAGCCACCGAACCAACCGCGAACAACGCCGATTTCCAGCTATAGAACGTGTCCAAAATGCCGGCCGCGACCATGCCGATGGACTTGAACCCGAACCAGAGCACATCGCTGACGATACCGGCCATCTTGGCGATCTCTTCGCGATTCTGCCCAATCAAGGCCAAGGTATCGCGGAGAACTTCTTTCACGTTGTCGAACACGCCCGCGTTGGCGACTTCCAGCTTGAACCGGCTCCACTCGTCGCTGAGGTTCGACACCATGCCGCTGAAGGTCTGGCTGAGCTTCGCGGCGCCGCCTGCGAACATGCCCTCGCTCAAAGTCTCCTGCATCAAAGTGCGGAAATCTTCGATGGCCAAGTCGGTCAAGGCGATGTCCGACCGCGCCTGCATCTGTGCGCGGAGAACGCGCCCGATGTCCGACTCCATGCCCGCCGCGCCCTGCGTCCAAGCCTTGCCGAAGTCGATCGCCAGCTGATTGAGGTCGCCACCCGTACCGGCTGCGAGGTCAATGAGCCCGGTCATCAGCGCTTCGGTGTCCGCGCCGAAGCCCCTCATCGTGACTTCAGCCGCGACAACCTGGTCAAGCTCAAACGGGGTGGTCGCGGCGAAGTCGAAAAGCTCCGCCATCCGACCGCGCGCCGCCTCCGACGAGCCCATCAAGGTGCTGAGCCGGGACTCAAACGCCTCCATCTGCGAGCCGGCGTCGAGGGCCTCCTTCAGCGCAAGCCCGCCCGCCGTGAAGGCCGCCGCCATCCCGGTCCCGATGGCGAGCGCCGAGGTTGCCGCACGCCCGAGCGCTTGGCCGGCTGCTTTCGCCTTGCCTGTCAGCCCGCCGAGCGCTTTCTCAACCTCGCTCGTATCGGCGCCGATGACGATTTCAAGGGATTCGGTGATGGCCATCTATCTACCCTCCTTTTTTCTTGGGCGGAGACTGATAGGCGCCCGTCCAAAGATTGCTCAGATGCTCAATCCAAAGCGCCCGAACCTCGGGCGGTAGAGCGTAGAACGCGGCGGGGTCAGGCTCCCCCATCATGGCGCACCAATCAAGGATAAACGCGAGCGGGCGTTTCCCCCCTTGCTCACCGGCTAAACGCCCGCCCCGTCCTTTTTTGGGCGGCCCGCCCCCTGGTTGACGAGGTTCAGCCCCTTGAGCAGCGCGTTGAGGTCGCCACTAACGAGGTGTGCAGCCTCGAACTCAGCCTGGACTGCGAGCGCCGCCGCGTGCCACTCCGCCCATGTGGCGTTCGCGCCCGGTTCCTTGGTGTCGATCTGCGACGGGTCGGCATCGCGGAGGGACCGCGCGATCAGCAGGTAGCTCGTCAGGGTGCCGTGTTGCTGCCGTTCAGGGTCGGTCAGCTCAGGTTTGCCGTTGACGAACTCCCGCGCCTTGGGTGGGTAGACCAGGGCCAGATATTCGACGTAGCCGAGCGGCAGGGGTTGGAGCTTGAACTCAAGCTTAACGTCTTTGCCCTCTTCGTCTTGGCGCGTCAGCGTCACGGTGCGAATCGGGAGGGTCTTGAAGCCTTTCATGGTGGGGTTCTCCTGTTGTTCAGGTTCAGGCTACGGTATCGGAGGATTCGTGGTTGGTCCAGTCGAACGAGATCATGCCCAGGCCATCCGAGCCGACCGGGTCAAACTTGACGTTCATCGGAACGCAGTAATTGTGCGTCACGGTCTGCGTCGCGCCGCCAGCACTTGAGGCGTTGTAGGTCCACACGAAGCGGAGCGCCTTCTTGTCGCCCGCCGCCGTGGTCGTCCATGACGAGGCCAGACCCGCGAAGCGCAAGACCTCATACAGCGTCGCTGCCGTCGAGCCGCGAAAGCTCGCGATGTTCGCCGAGACCGAGCCGGTGATATTGCCGCTGCCGGTGCGCCGGAGCACGGGTGTAGACCGGTGAAGATTGCGCGTGCGGCCTTCGGTGTACGTGTCCCCTTCGATGGTCCAGCCGCCGTCGGCTTGCACGAGACTGACGGTGATGCTGTTGCCGCTGCCGTCGGAGATAACCAACGTGGCGTCAATACCAGAAAAATCGACTGTTGAGTCTGAAGCTGCCATTTCTATGCTCCATGCACGATATGATAGAACCCTGCCGCCTCGATCATGCGCCGGACGTAGCCATCCGACTTGGGGAGGTGCCGCACGGTCGCGGGCTGGATGGTGCGGAAAACGATGCCTTGCAAGGCGGTTCCGCCGGTTGGGTCGCTTACGTAGTCCTTGATGGGCAAGGACAGATAGCTCAGCACTTGGGCCGCTTCGGCCGCGCGCTCGTCGATGGCGTCGATGGATGCCACCTGTTCCGCCGCGTTGGAGCGGGCGAAGAGGTCCACGGTCACGAGCATGTCTACCCGCGTCCGGCGTGGGCCTGCGACTCGGCCCGAGTAGCGCGCTTCGGTGTCGGTGATAGTCACGCGCGCCCACGTCCCTGCGTTCGCAGCCGGCGCGCGGTCTTCGTCGGCAGGGATGACGTCGCAGCCGATGGCGCCGACGAGCCGGGCCATCAGGGTGCGTAGCACGTTGCGGCGGTCCTCAGAAGAGGTCATCAGGGTTCTCCCCCTTCAACGCCGCCTTGACGGCCGCATCAGCGACCGCTTCGGCTTCGTTGGCGATAACCATCAGCGCCGAGGCGACATGTCGGCCCGGTCGCATGGTCGCGGTGCCGACTTCGACGTCCGGCGCGTACTCCACGGTGTTGCGGAGGACGAGCCGCGCCCGCCGGCCGCGCGTCATGCGTCCTTCGCCATCAGACGAGCGCTGCGGATTCTTCGCGCTCCCGCCCGCCGTGGAGCCGGCCCGTTGACCGGTCGCGTCTACCAACGCAAGATTCCAGGCCGCGCGCAGGCGCCCGGTGTCGATGCGTTTAGGCAGACCGTAGAGCCCGTTGAGGCTGGTCGTGATCCGCCAAACCGCGTCAAAGCCGAGCTTCTTAATGACCGCTTCGGTCGCGCGAGGGCCTTCCACCGTGGCAAACCTGCGGATCGCCGCATTCAAGCGGTTCATATCCACAGAGAAGGTCACGGCGGGGGCGGCCATTAGGCGTTCTTGCCCGCGATCAGCACCTTGTACGACGAGGTGTCCGCCGTCGCGACGTTGATCAGGTCGCCGGTGCCGGCGGTGACAGCGGCTTGATCGACCGGGCTGACCCATAAGAACAGGCCGTTCGGACCGACGCGCACGCCATCGGACGCCGCCTTGAAAATGTTGGGCACACCATTAGAGGCCGGTTGCGTGACCTCGGCATAGTCGCCGGTGTCGGTGTCCAGGTTGTGGACCGCGACCACTGCCACGCCGGTCAGGGCCATCGCCGCGCCGTTGACGTCGGTGAACGAGGTCGAGCCCCGAACGTCGATATCTTCGTTGGTCGCCGCGAGGGTGCGGGTTGCATCGTAGAAGAACGAGCCGACTTGGTTGGTCCCGGTGCCGTCGGTGAAGGTCTCGTCGTAGCTAAAGATCACGTTCTGCGTCCGGCCATCGTCGCCGTTGACGAACGCCGTAATCTTGGCCTCGACCCGGAAAGATTGAATAGTCTCTGCCATTAGCTCACCGCCTTGCGCCCGTAGGCAACGGAGTGTGTAGAAAGCGGGCCGGTTTCGACCCGGTAGATAGAGTAAGTAGTCGCCGACGTGACAACCCGGTCATCGACGGCAGGGATCACATCGGAGGCTCGGACAAGGATGCGCACATCCCCCATCTGCGCATCGCCCAAGGAGGCGATATCCCGCGCGTCAAGGTGGGAGATCCACACCGACGCCGTGGTAGACGTCTCGGTGAGCGCCGCCGTACCCGAGCCCGGATTATAGACGCGGATACCTGCGCTTTTCCATGTCGCCGTGGTCGCCGTGGTTGTGTCGGTCAAGAGCGACGCCACCTCTGCCTGCATGGTCGCAAGCTCGCGCGCATCCATCGTGCCCGGACCGACGGCGTACATCAGCCGACCCGCACGAGGTCAGCGGCTTCGGTGCCGCTGCCGACGTTGGTGAAGACGATCAGGAAGTGGCCACCGGTCTGCGTCACCGCGCCCGAGCCGACGAGGGTGACACCGGTCCCGCCCGAGAGAGTGGAGGTATTACTTGCATGATTCGAGGCTACATACAGGTGAATCGCCGTATTGACCGCCGCGCCCGGAATCGCCGCCACAAGCTGCGCAGCGGTGCGCGTGGTCATGGTGACGTTTCCGCCGCTCGCGTCTTGGTAGACGATTCCCCCACGATGTTGGGCGTCGGTGATCGTGCCGGCATCGGCGATGGTCGCACGGGAGAGGGTTTGCACCGAGGTCACGTTCTCTTTGGCGACCGTGACTGAGCCCGAGGTAATCCCGGTCAGCACTGCCACGCCGCCCGCCGTCAGCGAGACCTGATCCGCCGCAGGCCGGTAGACGCCCGTATTGGTGTCTCCGCTGAAGGTGTAGCCCGGTGCGCTCACCGAGCCGACAGGGGCGGTGACGACGGCAGTCGTGGTCAGACCAACCACCGTCAAGAGGCCGGTCAGGGTTAGGTTGCCGCTGTCGTCGAGCGAGAAGTAAGCGGTTCCACCAAGGTCTTTGAGTACAAGGCCGTCAGCCATCAGTATCTCACGGTAGGAGTAGGGTCAGGAAACCACGTATCCATCGGCATCTCGGACACCTCGGACACGGTAAGGGTCGGGAGGTCGCCGCCGTACATGCGGATCACCTCTTTCAGCGCTGCAACGCGGCCTTTGTCGTCGTAAGACAGACCGGGCAGCGAGTAGGAGCGCTGCCGGCGGGCCGCGTCCATGATCAGGGCCTTGGCGCCAAGCACGGTCGCCGCGTTGACGGTGCCACCTTCAGCAAGGAAAGCGGCAATCTCGTCGTCGTCGAAGGCGTAGCCTGACGTCGCCGTACCCCCCGGCGCGACACCGCCCGTATCCGCCAGTTTGAGGCGGACTTTGCCGATGTTGGTGCTCAGGGAGTACGTGAAGGCCATTAGCTCGTCGCCTTGTTGTTGCAGTACCAGTACCGGAAATCGGTCACCGCCACGCCAAAGAACGTCTGAGGCTCGATTACGATGCAGTGCTTCTGTTCGTCGCGGTAGGTCAGGATGCGCGGCACGCCGGAGTCACGGACACGGATACCGCGACCGGCAGCACCCATCCACCATGCGTCGGTGTCGTCGGTCAGGTAGCGGTTGACGACCGGCCGGAACATGCCCGCGATCGGGTTGATGTCGTTCTGCGCGGTTCCGGGCAGCGACGCGCTATTGAGGATCTTCATCAGCGAGAACTGGAGCGCGGGCGGCACCATGATCACGTTCGGGGAGATCGTGATCTTCTCGCCGCGATCATTGATCGCGTTGGTCGTGGTCATGGTCGTCGCAACCGTCTGAATGTTGTCCACAGTCAGCGGGTTGCTAACGGTCAGGTTGACCAGGGTGGTGCTTGACCCGGCCAAGGGATGACCGTTGCCCGACGCCGCGAACCAAGGCTTCCCATCGTAGATGAACTTGCGATAGGTCGCGGGGTTGTTGGGGAACGAGCCATCAAAGATGGCGTCACCCGCGCTCAGCGTGCCCTTCTGGAAGAAGTCAGCGACGATCTGATCCTTGAGGGTCGCCGCACGTTCGCCCCACTGCGCGGTAAACTCGGCGACCATGCTGGCGATCTGGCCGCTTGCGTTCGCGGCCGCGAGCATACGCTCGGGGATCTCCAACTTGCGGCCCCACTCTTCGATCTTCATGAACCACGTGTAGGCAGACTCAAACGTATCGGCCTGAGCCTCTTCGCCGTCCAGGCGCTTGCGAAGCTCACCGAGTCCGGTGAGCACAGTGCCCTTGTCGCCGTACATCGAGCCGTCCACGGGGCAGTCAAGCACCTCGACCACCTGTGGATAGATCCGCTGAACCGCGTCGTAGCGCTGGAACATCACGGGATACCCGTTGTTGTCAACGAGTTCCTTGACCTGAGAAATATCGACTGAACTCATATCAGACTCCCGCGAAGTCGGGGTTGATGGTCACATAGACCGTGTTGCGGCCGGTGTCCACGTTGATGATTTTGAGGCTACCGTCGCCATCTTCGCCATCGACAGACGCGGTGATATCGGCAGATTGTGCGCCGCCTACGTCACACTTCTTACCGATGAGCGCCACCGTCACCGTACCGGAGGCCGGAGGGTATTCGTAGACGCTCTCCTTGCTGAAGTCGGCAAGGATGGTCACATCGCCGTCAGCGGAAAGCGCAGGAGTAGAGGGGACTTCTTGCATCGCCACACACTGCGGCTCGTCGCCCGCGCTCGCCTGCTTGTAGTAGCCGGCGGTGGCGAGGGTCAGGAAGTCGCCCACCTTGATGGGCAGGGTGGTAGACGAATCGACCCGCACAGGGGTTCCGATCCGCGTGCCCTTACGGAATCCGTACTGAATGCTCATGGTTATGCCTTCGCCGCTTTGCTGCGGTCAAGCCTGGGTTTATAGATTTTGGCCCAAAACGCATCCGGGTCCATCCGGTACGCGGCGGCTTGGGCCTTGACCGCCTCTTGATGCTCGGCAGGGATGGCGCTTGCTTTCGCGCCCGAACCCGCCATCACACCCGACGGCAGTCCGCCGCCGCCCGCACCCGCGAGCTTGCGCGCGTAAGTAAGCCGCTTGTCCGGGTCGGGGATCTCCGCGACGACCTCTTGCAGCTCCTTAGAGAGCCCCTTGGCGATCTCGGCCGCTTCAGCCTCGACCGCCTTGACACGGGCCGCTTCGCGCTGCTTGTAGGTCTTGACCTCGGCCTCAAGCGCGGCAGCGCGCTCTTTCTCGGCGGCGTAGAGTTTCTCGTGCTCACCGCGCTTCAGCGCCGCTTCTTCCTCGGCCTTCTTCTGCGCGGCCATGCGCTCGGCCTCTTTGGCCTGCTGCTCAGCGCGGTAGGCGCGCAGCTCCGCAAGCTCGGAGGCGATGGGATCAGGCTTGGTCTCGGGCGCGGGCGCGGTCTTGGTCTCGGCGGGCTTGCCGCCTGCGTCGTCAGGGGAGCGATAGAGGTGGGCTTGCATGTCCTAACGGTATAGGCGCTCTGACAAACTGTCAAGCGCCTTGACTAAATGTCATAGCGCGCCCGCAGTTCGCCGAGGTTCAGCAGCCGCCCCTGATCGCTGAACCCGGTCAGCGGCACCGTCCCTGCTCGCCACAGAGTAGCGCGCGTCTTGCCTAAGATGTCGTCTTGAACCGCCTGCTTTTGCCGACTCAGCCACTTGTCAAAGCTCGTACTCGTCGCGGCCTCACCATCGAATCCGCCCGGCTCCTTCAGGCCGAGCTCCCTCCACGACTTGGTGACCGGTGCGAGGAAGCAGCGACACCGAGGATGGAGCGGCGGGATGCGCTCTAAGCCGACGGGCTTACCGTTGACGAGGGGATACACTTTGTTGTGCTTCGCGGCGCAGATTGGGCAAGTGCGGCTATCCAAGGTGGCGAGGTACTGAACGCCCTTGATTACATCCTCGTTGCGCGCATAGGTCCGCAGCGCTGTCTCATTGGCCACCCGCTGAATCTCGGTGCGCGCGATGGCGACCACCCGGTTTCGGTAGGTATCGACGATGCCCGACGCCGCAAGCAGGGTCGCCGCCCGGTCCATCGACAGACCGCGCGCCAATGCCTGCGCGATCACGCTCTGAACCTCGTCATGCGCCGCCATCAGGTCGATAGCGAGCGCGGCCCGGTAGCCGCCGACCGGGGTGGACAGCGCGACCAAGACCTGATCCTCCGGCAGCCCGACCCAATCCGGGCCGACAAGCCCACCGATCCGCGTCGCCTGAAACCGTGCCTCAGCCGCCGCCGCCTCGGCCAAGCGGGCATCCAGGGTCAAGCCAAGCTCTCGGTTCAGCCGGCGGATTTCGCCTGCAAGCGCATTGGCCCGGAGTTGTAGCCGCTCGATCTCGGCTTGAGTCATCGATCCGGGGCTTCGCAGCTCGGAGAGCACCGCCTTGAACGCGGCATCGTAGGCGGTCAGCATCGCACGCACGGTGCCGCCCTCGTACCGGAGAAGGGCGATCCGGTGCGAGGTGATCAGGTCGAAGAGCTGTTCATTGATCGACGGCATCGTCATCAAATGAAATAGATATATGGACCTTGGGCCGGTCCTTTTCTGGAAAGGCCGCTATGGCAGCATCAAGCTCTTCAAGCACCTCCCTCAGCCTGACAAGGCAGCGGGCCAACGTGTCGATTCTCGCGATAAGCACAGGGTGATCGGCTCTCATCGTCCACCATCCGGGCTTACGCCAAGAATCCGCGCCACCGTCGGCGCGACGTCGCGGATCTCATCGCGCTCGCGGAGGATGCCGTAGACCCACCGGAGCCCGGCGTTCCCGCCCCAACCCAACCACGCTTGATACCATTTCGAGGTTTTCTCATTGATCTTGGCGTAGTTCGCCGAATGGCGGTTGAAGAACGCCCACATGCGCTTGATGGTGGCGAGCCCGACGGACCGCCCACCCGATAGGTCAGCGGCGCGCTTGAGTCCGACCGCCGTCATCGCGCGGTTGGACGGCGGCTGCTTCTCGCGGATCGCCAGGGCACGCCGAGCGGCCGAGCGGACACCGGCCGGAGGGCTGTAGCTATCAGGCATCGGGGTTGTCCTCCTCGTCTTCTTCGTCTTCTTCATCCTCGATCATCGTCAGCGCGTCTTCGATGCGCTGCGCGGCGTCGGGGTTGGTCGCCCGTAGCGCATCCGCAAGCTCACCGAGCGCGTCAACGGCATCGGCCATACGCGCGGCGTGGGTGTCGGTCGTGCCGTCGGGCTGCGCGCCGGGTTCGGTCATGAAGCTCGTTGCCCGTGCCGCCTGTTCGTCGCCGGTCTCGGCCGCGTACTCCTCGGGGTCCATGTCAGCAGGGATGAGCCCGAGCCGTTGCAGATGGCGTACCACGTCAGCCCGGCGGATCTCGGCCTTGACGGCGCTAAGTAGCTCGACCTCTTTGGCGCGGTTGGTGGGCAGGATCGGCGGCGCGTCGATGCGGTAGGCGCGCTCGTCAGCATCGTAGGGGACACCGCGCTCAAGGGACGCCGCCATGTGCAGGACGGTGCATAGGGCCTCGTACCAAGGGGCGCGCATGGAGCCCATCTTGGACTCGAACAGAACGGCCCGGTATGCACGCGCTTCCCCCGACTCGGCCGCGCCGGAGTCAGAGAACAGGAACTCAGGCGACGTCTCTCGGATATGGTTGGCGAGATCGCTCATCATGGCGCGGATCTCCCCCATCGCAGCCATGGTGGGCTCTGCATACTTGACATCGCCATCGGCAGGGATGCCGTGGAGGATCTTCCCAAGCTCGCCCACGCCGTTGCTACTGTCGAGCTTGGCGCCCAAGACCGTTAGGATCGGGTTTCCGGCTCGGTGCCCGATGGCGCGCGTCTGCGTCAGATGGCTGTCTACCAACATGACCCCACGCTCCACACCATGCGCCGCGCTCAGACTGTGCGCCGGATCGGTGCCACGAATGGCGCGAAACTGAACGGCAGGGACGGCGCCGAGTGGGTTGCGGCCGCTCAGTTTGGGGTCTACTTGGCCGTCAACCTCGACCACAATCTCCTGTGGCGTCAAGATCCGCCTGACCTTGTGGATCACGGCATCGGGCGTGCCGGTGCCGCGCACGGTCAGGGGCTTGGCCATCATGTCGATCTCGATGACGAGCCGCTCAAGCAGGGTGCCAGTCGGATCGTAGACGATCTCTTTGACCGAGCGCGGGTCGTGCCCGACGAGCACGTACTTCCCGTCGATGCGG